GAGCTACTGGTAATAAGCGGAGAGATTTAGGAGGGATATAAAAATGATGCCGGAAGAAAAAGAAATGATGCGGCTTGTCGTTGAACAAGACCAAAAACAAAAGGCAATCATAGTAGCAGCTTTCGAAAGAGTCCTTAGTATGGCCGGCGAAGAATGTACGCTAACCTATAACCCTACAGACTGGACGGTAACCATTAAATGGCCGTCAGGATATGAGAAGGCTGTAAACATTACCGCCGACAGCCACACCGCCATGATATACGACATTCTTAAACAGGGATTTTTTTAAATAGGAGGCAACCATGGAACCTTTAAAAATCAAAATTAAAAAGACTCATCCCGAAGCACAAATTCCTTTAATTACGCAAGGAAACGCATGTTTTGACTTCTACGCCATTGAAGACACGGCAGTAAAATCGATGCACCTTTCTACAGCAACATTGGTAAGAACCGGACTTTCATTTGAAATTCCCGAAGGTTATCATATGAAGCTCTTCATGAGAAGCTCCCAGGGGGCAAAGACAAAATTTTATCTGGCCAATTGTGTTGGCATTGTAGATAGCAGCTACCGGGGCGAAGTCATGGGACTGTTTAAAATCACAGCCGGAAGAAGAGTTGAAAAATACATCCATAAGGGCGAACGATTCATGCAAGGGCTTATCGAAAAGAACATCCCGGTAGAGTTCGAAGAAGCAAACGAATTAAGCCAAACCGATCGTGGCGAAGGCGGATTCGGAAGTACCGGTAAATGATGACAAAAGGCATGTACACCAGCAGCAGTGAAGAATGGGGTACGCCTCAAACACTCTTTAATAGGCTAAACAAAGAGTTTAACTTCACTCTTGATATATGCGCAAGTAAAGAAAATGCCAAGTGCCCTAAATACTACACAAAAGAAGAAGACGCCCTAAAGCAAGAATGGGGGGGCGTCATATGGATGAATCCTCCGTACGGAAGAAAAATAGGAAACTGGGTTAAAAAGGCAAGAGATGCGGCAAGGCAAGGAAAGGCAACAGTCGTTTGTTTGCTGCCGGCGCGAACAGATACCGCCTGGTGGCACGATTACGCCATGAAGGCTAACGAAATAAGGCTTATAAGAGGTCGCCTTAAATTCGGAGACGGCAAAGGAAGCGCTCCGTTTCCGTCGGCAATAGTCGTTTTTAAAAAGGGACTAGCGTCCAAGATCCAAATAAACTCATACGAAAGGTGAAAATTAATGAATAGAGTAGAAGTCATACGAGTATTCGAAGATGCCATTAAAAATGGCAATAAGTTTATAGGACTCACAATAGAAAAAGAAGGGGCAGGACCCGAAATAAGCATTATTCCCAGCCAAAACTTTATACGAAAGAAACGCTACCTTCTGAAGGCCTACGATAACAACATGGAAAATAACAGAGATAAAGGATTAAAAATCACACACGCCTGGCCCATTAATTCAGAAGACGTATATGGAGTATTACCGAGCGGAGGTTAAATCATGAAAATCACATTGCCGGAATGGATAAACACAAAAAAAACATATGAAGAAGAATTGAATATTAAAGATATAAAATGGCAGCTTGAAGGAACGAAGGCCCTAAACAAAACGCTGCTGGAAGATAATTTCGAACTATTAACAGAAAACCGCCGTCTTAAAGAAGAGAACAAAGATATTAAATTCTATGCTACGTGTGGCGGTATTTTCATAGGCACATTGGTTTTAGTGGATCTCATAACTTCTATAAGCCTGGTCGATTTAATTACCCGATGAGTAGTAAAAGTTTCATTCACTGCCCGGTAGACGGATTAATCCCCGATACCGTTTGCCCTAACTGCAAATATTTTGAAGGCCATAGAACCTGGGCGTGCTTATATAGAGTTAGACACCAAATAAAGCAAGAAGACTCCAGGGCTAAACGAGTGGTAGAAGAGATGAGAAACCGAATAGAAGAAGTCAATAAAAAAAGACGCCACAAGGGCGTCTAACGTAAAAGGCAGACCGGAGCCGGCAAGCTCCGTAAATGGTCTATATATATTATACATTATATAGCGAGAAAAAAACAGGGCTTCGGCCCTGTTATCGCTAGATTAAGTCTATTAAATATACGACCAAATAAAAACCAAGAGGTCGAAATATGTATGTACAAAAAACGGTAAAAGCAGGACCTGTGATTGAAATCACCAAATACCACACGTCAAGATATAAGACTCCGACGATGCCGAGATCCCCAAACAGCAAAAACACATCGGCGGAGCAATGGAAAGTAAACGAGAAAAATTCAATCCAAAATCTCTACTACCTGATTCTTGAAAATTTTAAAGAGGAAGACATTCGAATCGACCTCACCTATAAAGAACCGGAACCTGAAAAAAAGGAAGCCAAAAATAGGTTAGACAATTTTCTCCGTAAGCTCCGAAGACTCTATCACCGGCTGGGCGAACAATTAAAATGGATCGCTACTACAGAATGTAAGGGACACCGAATTCATCATCACCTACTGGTAAATAACATCGGACTGTCACGAACCGATTACAAAAAGTTATGGCCGCATGGAGAAATTCCTTACAAGGCCTTTCGGTTCTACGACGGAAAGGCGGATGATGCAAGACGAGTTGCTGAATACTTTGTAAAAGAAACAAGAGAAACCTTTTGCGAAGCGGATTCAATCCAAAAATCACGCTACCGGGCAAGTAGGAATTTAAAAAAGCCGGAAGTAAAAAAAGAAGTGATAAAAAGTAAGACCTGGAAAGAGCCGAAAGCTCCGAAAGGATACTACATACAAAAACCGGTGCAGTACGGATACACCGCCTTTGGCTTTCCGTATATGTTCTACCGGATGATAAGGACGGGTGACGATGACGATCAGATATCTAATCAGGAAAAACCGAGCGGAATACGCCGCCATCGAAGAAGGACGGGAAAATACCCTTTGGGTACATGACGATAAACGCTGCTTTAAGCCTGACGAAAAAATCCATTTCGTCGAAATGATAAACGGCAAACGAACCCACAAAGGCTGCTGGGCAAATATCGAACGAGTCTATGAAGGTAGATTAATAAAATACAGGGTGGTGAAACACGATGAATTTAGTAAAGACAAAAAGAGTGAAATTAAAAGGAAAGTCCGCTAAAGAATTTTACAACCAAATTTACGAGCGTGACGGCGGTACATGCATTTGGTGTGGGGCTCCCGTTGAATACGGCGTAAAGCATCACCACGAGCCTTGCGGAATATACAAATCAGACGAAATAGAAAAAGCCGTCATGCTTTGCCCGGATTGTCATCACAGAAGGCACTTTAAAGATGCAGCCGAAGGAGAAGCGGTATGCCGTGAATATCTCCAGGGTCTTTATGGAGAAAAGGGGGCAAAAAAAGAATGAAGTTTATAGATTTTTTCGCCGGGATTGGTGGCTTTCATTCGGGCCTGGAAAAAGCCGGCATGAAATGTGTTGGGTGGTGCGAATTTGATAAATTCGCGCAAAAGAGCTATAGAGCAATGTACGATACAGAAAGGTTGTGGTTTGCGGATGACGTTAGAAAAGTTAGAGGGTGGGATGTCCCTAGAGCCGACTTATGGACGTTCGGATTCCCTTGTCAAGATGTCTCAATCGCCGGAAAACAAAAAGGAATTAAACGAGGGACAAGATCCGGACTCTTTTATGAGATTATGCGTCTTATTGACGAAGCGGAAGAAAGTCGACCCGAATGGCTTATATGCGAAAATGTTAAAAATTTGCTATCTATTGACGGAGGACGAGGATTCTTCACCGTTCTCACTGAAATGGGGGGGCGAGGGTACACTATTGAATGGAAAGTTTACAACAGCAAAGATTACGGAGTACCGCAAAACCGAGAACGGGTCTACATTGTTGGACATCATGGAGACTCGACCGGACAGCCGCTATTACCTGTCCGACGAGAAAGTACAACAGCTCTTGGACAGATTATAAGCGGCAGCCAAGGTGAACGAGTGTATGACGCAAATAGAATTTCATGCACACTCTCAAGCCAAGGCGGCGGTTGCGGAGCAAAGACCGGATTATACACATTCGTAGATTTAAACA